GCGCTGCCACCTGGGCTTTCAAAGCGGCGATCTCGGTATCCTTCGCGGATACTGTTTCGCGGTGTTTGGCTTCGCTTGCTTGACGAAACTCAGGCGTATTCGAGCCGATCAGGTAAATGTACTCACCTGGGTCTTCGGCTTGCCGTAGTTCCTCTAACAATGCTGGGCTGCTTTCAATCAGCTTGGCGAAGTTCTCGGCCGCGTCATTGAAGTCTGTATGCGCGGTCTGCGCATCAGCCAGTGATCGGTTGAAAAACTTCGTTCTGATTGGAGCGACTTGCTGATCCACCAGCGCTTTCACGGCCTTCTCAGGATCGGTGAAAATGTCTGGTTTCTCGGCTGTCTGCTCTCTCTCAGCCAGCTTCCGCTCGAGTTCCTGTCGCTTCTGCCTTTCGGCCAGTAATGCGGCTAGAACGCCGGTCGGTTTCGCCTCGGCTTTGACTTCGGTTGGTACTTCAGTCTTGGCCGTTTCAACGGCGGGCTTCTCAGCTTCCGCCTCTTTCGCCTTGAACTTGCCCTGCTCGTCTCGTTGTACTGCTGGCGTCGCAGCTTCTTCGCCCTTTGGTGTTTCGACTTGCGTCGGTGCAGCCTCACTAGGCGTGCCACCACTTTTGAACAACGCGATTTCGCTTACAGGTGTTTCACTCGCTACTTCGTCCATCATCTCTCTCCAATCGCCCGATTAGACTCGGCGGCAGTCATTCGCCCGAGCTGCGGCGGCCAGTGCCTTGCGGCTAAATCGAAATCTCTAGAGCGGCGCCCAAACTACCGTGATGCTGCCCGTAGCAGCGTCGTTGGGGTCCACAATCAAACTGGTGAGGAATGGGATGCCTTTCGGCCAATCCAAGTTAGTCCCTACAGCCGCAGATGCAGCGAGCGACAGAACCGTGGTCGAACTATCTGTGATAGGCAGCGCATGAGCCGACAGGGCCGTGTTCACGTGGATGCTGTAGAGCAATGCCGGAACAGCGGAGATCGTCGTGGAGTTGTCGGCAACGTCCACAACCGTGTATCGGTGGTAGCTGCCTGCGATTAGCTCAACAGCGTTGACTACCGCGCCGTTTGAAAGCGCTGGTTTATGTATCTGGGCCATAGGTTCCTCAATTCACTGAAACTGATGTCTTGGCGGCGGGCTTGCCGCCCTGACCCGCTTCACCTTCGGTCGGCTGCGGATCTGAGTAGGTAGCTGTCTTGATCGCGGCATCCACAACGCTTTCGTTGGCCGATGCTTGAGCCTGTGCGGCCTGAGCTTGGGTCTTTTGGACGTTCGCGACCTGGAGAGCCATCTGGATCTCCTGCATTTGCTGCTGTAGGGCTGCCATCTGAGCGGCTTGCGGATCGTTCTTGCCCGAGAGCTTGTCCCTAACCTGCCGCTTCACTTCTGAGCGCAACTGCGAGATGTCCATGACGATCTCGAACGGAACAGCCTGCGGGCCGTACTTCTCAGCAAGTCCTGCCAAAATCTCGAACTGCTCAGCCTGGATGTTCACCGTGTCCGCTGAACGAGAGATGATGATGTCCACGTCAATCTCGGCGACGTTGTTGTCCAGCATCTGCTTGCCATCAGCCGAGACTGCTTGCTGTTCCATGTCGGGACGCGCAGCAATGTCCTGAATGAGTCCCAGCTTTTCCTCGTCGGGGATCTGCTGATCCTTAAGTTGTCTCGCAACCACCTCGCCCTGAGTGAGCGGCTGATTGAGGCCAACGAACTTGACGCCCTCTTCATTGTCCGTAACCCGAATCCACATGGGCGCAGTCCAGAACTGACGCACGCACAACCACGCAAGGCGGTACATGCGGATTTCCCACGAGTCGATTGCATCGAACAAAGGCATGAGCGGCAGCATTCCCGCTGCCTGCTCGATCTCCTTTGATCTGCCAGACGAACCAGATGGGTCGCTGATACCGATTGAAGGGGCAGACTGCGAGAGAGCCTGATCGGTCTGCTGGAGCAATCTCCATTGACCCTCGGCTTCCTTCAGGTTGTCTTCGACAACAATCTCATCAGGGCTAGTGTCGTACTCAAGCACGCCGTCCGCTTTGTGCATCTCAGCGCGGAGCTTGTTGATGTTCTCAACAGACCCTTTGCGAATCTTGATGCGCTTGGCATTGAGCAAGTGCATGAGCTTCGAGCGACGCTTGTTGTGCTCGTCCTGAAGGTCTAAGTCGCGCTGGACGATGCCGTAGCAATCTCCGTCACTCGACCGGAAGATCGCCTGTACTTCAATGTTGCAGGTTGGGTTCTTGTCCTCGTCTAGATAGGGTGAGGGTTTTGGGTCTTCGAGAAACCCGCCCTTACACCATCTCGAGAAGTGCCAGACATCATCCTTCTTGTGGTAGTGCGTGAAGACCTGGATACGCTTTCGTCCTGAGCGCATCTCCACGTAGCGATTGGGCTTGTCTTCGTGCTCGGTCTCGCCGATGCCCATATCAAGGACGCAGCCGTCAATTACATCATCTTTGCCCTTCCACTTGCGGCGGGCGACTTCGGCGTCCATCCATGTGAAATAGCCGACGTGCTCCTTGTCCTCGAAGTCCAGACGTAACGAGCGAATGTCGTGGTAACCACGATCAATCCGAATGCTGTCCATTCGAATGTCGTTGGTCTTCTTGTCAAAGCACACCTCGCCGTAGCACCAGCCCTCAACGATCAGGTTCTCAGTTGCGGGCTTACGGGCCGACCTTTGGTACTCGCAGTTGTCTGCGACGTATCTCAGTGCATCCGTGGCGGCTTCCGAAGCCTGCTCGTGCTTTGGGGTGCGGGGATAAGCCTTGGGATCAGTCCGCTGCTGCTTCTCAAGCCCCATGAGCGTGTTAACACGGTCGTGGATCTTGTTGTCCGTGATGCAGGGCTGTTTGCGCTTCTCGAAGGTCTCGCGCTCTTTGGCCGTGTACTGCGCGCCATCCTTGTAGTCGCGGCACTTCTTGGCGAGCTTGCGCATGTTCTGCGTAGCTTCAACGAAATCTTCGAACTGGCCCCTAACCAGGTTGAGATCCGTTTCAGCATCGCCCTTTGCCTTCGCTGGGGCTTTCGCGGTGTCTACGCCAATTTCCAAGATTCTTCCTCTTCCTTCTCTTCGTAATCGTCATTCGCGGGCGTTGAGTCAGGCACAGATGCAATCCACGGCCGCGACATGCACGCGTACCGCGTCTCGTCCGGGGCGTGATCCTCGCTATCCGTGTCCACGTCTTCGGCTCTCAGCGCGTCATGCTGTAGAGCCGGAAGCGTTCGAATCGTGTGTGTGCAGGTGGAGAAGAAATAGAGCATTGGCTTGCCCTCGCTTCCCTTGAGACGAGATCGCACCTGATCCCATCCACCCATTGCGCCTCGAGCAGCAACGCGCTTGTTGTCTGCGGGCCTGAAGGTCACGCCCATCCTGTGAGCGATGCTTGGTCCACCATCCTCAGCGAATGCGGCTGGGTCCAAGACCCCGGATAGGACCTTCTCATCCTTGAGTTCGCGAGCCTTGATGCCAGCCCCAACTTCCTCAGCCGAGAGCTTCAAACCAACATTGGGATAGCCTTCCTTCATCCCGTACCACTCGCGGTACTTGATCATTGCTCCGCGCGGGAACTGCGCCAATTCACCGTCAGAGACCGCGTACCAGCCCACACAGAAGGGCTTCGCTGATCCCCAGTCCATAGCCCGGAATCGCATCCAATGCGCTGGTAACGTCAGTGGTGCGATTACATGCTTGCTGGTTGAGAACTCCGGGAAATACGCGCCTTCTATCGCGTCCCAATTTCCCTGTAGCCATGCGCTCACCAATTCAGGCGAGCCGACTAAGTGCAATCTGTTGATGTAGTCGGGGTCCGAACTCAACAAAATCTTGTTGTGTTCCACGCGGCTCGGGATGAATACGTATCTGTGAGCGCGGCCATTAGGCAGTTTTCGTTCAAGTACCTTCATCCCGAGCGGCGCAGGATCAATGTAACGCTGCTTGATCCAGCCTTGCCCTGGTCCGCCAGGGTTTCCAGTGAGCAGCAGTTGAGTCGGCACCTTGTGCGCCGATCTCAGTACGCCGTTCACTCGATCAATCGGTCGTGAGTCTGGGTATTGCCCAGCCTCCTCAACACAAGCATCAGTTAGGTTCTGGCCCTGATACTTCTCAGCGTCCTCAACTCGTTCAAGCGGGCGAAACCTAAGTCGTCCGCCCCATGGAAATCGCCATGTCTTCTTCTGATCTAGCCACTTGGCACCAAGAGGCCCGTAGATCTCGTGTGAGCGCTCTATCGCGTCGTCCAACATCGGGAGTTCCCGACGAAAGAACACCGCGTTGAAGTGCTTGCCGTAGCGCTTGGCTTTCAGCGCGTACTTGCCGAGAACTCCGTCAGTCTTCCCACCGCCCCGAGCACCTCCATAGAAGATCTCGGGCAGCGGGCAATCAATGAGTGCTTTCTGTGGTCCCTGTTGAGGGCGCCACACCACTTCCGTAGTTGGCTTCCCACTGTTCTGGGGTAAGGGGCTGATCGCTGACGTCTCGATGACGAACTTCTCCGGTGTGCTCGATTGCGCTCAAATCGGGCAATGTCTTCTTGAGCAATCCAAGGGCGGCCGTGACTTGAGTCGGCGCCATCTCGATCTTTCCAAGCACATGTTTCGTAAGGCGACGGACAAGCTGTGTCGTTCTGATGCGAGCACGCACCTTTTCGGGGTGAGAAAGGTTCTTTCTAGCCGCCACTACTCAAACTCCACCAGCAAATGAATTCGGTCTGATTGGCCTTTGTTGAAGGCCCAATGCAGGGGTTCTCGAGCTACCAAGTAACGAATCCCTTCCCGCATGTGAATTGATCTCTCTCGTCCCTGTCTGTCTATCCACCCATTAGTGCAGCCGTCGTTAGTTGCGAGCACGAGATGATGTGTGGTGCCAGGTATAAAATCGTCGTGGTGACGAGGAATCGAACCGCCCGGTGGAATCCTGATGAAGAACGCACGTGAGCACTTCTCCCAGAATCGAATGTCGGCGGTGTCGTAGTTCCTGCCCGGAACCTCTCTCCACTTGGCTGTGTCGCTTAGACACTTGAGCCGCTGCATGTCCTGATCGCTAATCCCATTCACGGGAGTCGCGAATACATCCACCGGTCTCGCCCCATCAGTGAGCACTACTGCTCCTTGATGCGGATATAGATCGTCTTGTCCTGAGTCCTTAAACCCGTGGTCGTGATTCGGTTGGTGATGCGGTAAACCCCGCAAGCTGACCCACCGCTCACAAATATGGTGGCTTTTGAGCTGGTGAACGAACTGCTCACCTCAGTCAGCCCATCGGGCAAAAGGAAAATGCTGGATTCGATTACGTCCCCGTCTAACCAGGATGCCCAGTTGAAGGCGTAATCTTCAGTCGCATCGGGGTCTTTCTCGGCGAAGATCTGTACGGACCTGCTTGTGTGTGATCCGTAGTCGCTCATCGCTTTCGCTCACGTTTGATGATGCAGGTTCGGTGGAATGGGGTTTCGTACGAGGTTCCACGGACACCTCTCGCTGTACCCTCAAAAGAAATCTCGCCCGATACCGTGCTCTGTTCGTTACCAAAGGCCGTACCAGAGAACGCTATCGTTCCCGATGCCGTGGTCTCGGTTGTGCCGCCAGAGATCTCGCCCGGGCCAACAGTGCCGCCGAGCGCAATGGCGCCGCTTGCAGTGGTGGTTGGCGTCTCTGGGGCTGCTGTACCAGCACAAACAACCGCACCAGAGGCGTCCATCGTGAAGATGGAGCCAACCGTGGCCGTGCCGGCGAATGTGATCGCACCAGAACCAACAGCATCACAGCGAGCAGTTCCGCCAAGGGCCATTGAGCCGGTGGCAAACCCGAAGTTGCGCTGAACACCAACAGCGGGACCGGCAACAACTACTGCGCCAGTGCCGGATACCTCAAGGGTGATCTCGGAGACGCTTCCGCCACCAATAACGATGCCGCCCGTGGCATCACCAGTGGTTACCGATGTGTTTCCTGCGGCCGTGCCCGCAAAGACAATGACAGCGGCTGCTGTCGCTGCGGTGATGTACGACGCTGACCCAAGCAGGCGCGTCTGCAAATCATCGCGGAATACATAGCGTTTTCGAAAAACGCCCACGATCTACTACGCGACGCTGGGCGCGACGCTTCCCGCGTTGAACTGGAAGGTGTTCGACGTGTTGATCGTCACGTCAGAGGTGAGCTGCGCGTACCAGATCACGTTACCTGAACTGGACGCGTCCATGACAGCCACATACCGAATCGTTCCCCAACCAGCGGAGGCTGTGGGGAAAGTGACGGTGCCTGAGTTAGACCCCGCCCCGTTCGTGGGTGCGCCAAACGTAATCGCCTGACGAGCGTAGGAGCCGCCAGTGACTTCGTTGGTGAGCGTTCCCGCCTCAAGTTCGGCGCTGGTTGCGGTGCTGGTGAAGAGAGCCGCGTAAAGCGTCGCCGCAGGCGTGTACGCGGTGTTGCGGAAAATGTGATTGAAAATCGCAGTTTCCAGGTAGTTACTAGCCTGAGACATTTACGGACTCCAGAAATGAAAAAACCCGCACATGGCGGGCCGAGAGCGGGTTAGTTGAGATCTCAAAGTTCTTCCCAAGTGACCCAGCCGGACCACGTTCGGGTTCCGCCCAAAGCCACTTGCAGGTTCAGGCACAGAAACGAAGAAACAGACAACACCGGGCGCATGTCGGGAGTCGGTAGATAGAGCAATTCGCCCTGCTGACTCCACTGCCACGCTTTCAGGATGTTTGAGGTTGAGCCGGGCGTGGTGTTGAGGGTTTCGACCGTCACCACCGATGCAATGGCGTTACCCTGATCAAGCGCGAGAACCGTTCCCGATCCGCCGCCTGATCCCGTGGTTGTCCGACGAACCAGACGAAGCCTTGCTCGTTCATCCGTGGTGTAAGCGGAGGTGAGCGAGAAGCCGTGCAGGATTACCTGCTTGGCGGAGGTGTTCGAAAGCTCCCAGATGTCCTGATCGGCGTCGTTCGTGACGCTGAGGTTGTCCAACGGAACTGTGTAAAGACGGCCTGCCATATGTGCCTACATCGTGAGAAGTGTTTTAAGTGGGCCTTGTGGCCCGAAATTGCGGAAGTTAGGGTTACTAGCCGCCGCCGCAGTCGTGAAAGTTCCAGTGAGCACGTTCGAATCGCCGCCCGCGCTGTTCTGAACAACCGCGTAGCTGTAGAGCGTTGCCGCTGTAAGACCCGTCACTCCTACTGAGGGAGCGACGGTCGATACAGATGCGTTACCCGATGCCACAGGAGCGGCACTGGCGTTGTTCTGCCCAGCCTTGACCTGAGCAGCGGTAATGCCCGATATGTTCCCAGCGCTATCTACAACGCCGTAGAACGTGCCTGAGGTGACATCGGTCGTAGCGCCAAGGGTTGCTGAGGTTGAAGTGCCCAGCGTTCCTGACGGGGTTGCGCTCGAGAGCGTTGCCGTGGCGGCAGCGGCTTCCTTGTACGCAACAACAGCCGCAGCCCAGCCGTCATTGGCGGACTGCATCGTTCCATCCCAGGCATCCGTGGTGGCGCTTGAGACGATCCGATAACCCGCAGATCCGGTGTCATCCGTCGTGCCCGCTTCATTCGAGTACATCTCGGTGAAGGCGGCATCGGGGGTATTGGTCTGCGTGGTGCTGCAACTGTATTGCAAGCAACCGACGAACAGCCCAGCACCCGCAGTTGCGGCAGTGCCAGACGAGAACGACGTTTGTCCGTTAGTCGCGCTACCGCCGCTGTTGACGTTCTCAACACGGGAGGCGTCCCAGCTACCGGAGAATTCACCGGCGGCAATGAGTAGGTAGCTACCAGCTAAAGCACCACCGACCTGCATCGTGAGGGTTCCAGACCCTGTAACGATCGCTGACCAAATGCCAGTAGAGGCAAAGCCTATGGCCCCGCCTAGGTCCAGGTTGTGCCCACGATCCAGCGAAACAGTCCCGATCGTGGCCGTTCCAGCGCTCTGCGTAACGTCGCCAGCAGCAAAAGCGTCCGTGGTCGGGGAATACTTCATCCCCGTGACCACAATCAGCGATCCAGCAGTAACTGAACCAACCGACCGCGTTACCGCAGTTGTGTTGTTGGCGAAGTTGCCGCCAGATTGGACGTGTGCAATGGCCATTACGGGAACCGCCCTAGCTGCTCGACGGTTCCGCTCGCCAGTCGCGCGTAAAGATATTTTCCGGAGTGGCTTGCGAACTGTCCGATGCGATGATCGAACTCAATCGCTTGCGCACCCCACCCAGCGCCCTTGCATGGCTGCGTCTCGCGGTTATTCGTCACCGCAGACCAGGTGGATGAATCGGACATGAACAGGCACGCGATTGAGTCGGCGCCGTAGATGTCGCTCATCTGGAACTGAGCGCTCATCGGGCTATTGCCGCCCGTGTCGAAGCCGAACAGCTTGAAGTTCATCCCGAGATTCGGGAAACCGCTGTCCTTGTAGGTTCCTGTGAATGAGCCGTACAACGATCCGTTGATGTACGACCGCACTCGTGTGGGCTCGATGAGCACTTCGTGAAGATCCCAAATGCCGACAGTCGGGAAGCGCTCGAAGCCCGACGTGTTGTTCAGGCCGTCCGTGTTGACGACCGTCAGGTTTTCTGTGCCGTGCGAAATTCGGGTGCCGTCGTTGTTGTTGCTGTCCCAAGCACGCATGTACTTGTTGGACTGGCTTCCGCCAGCGCTGCCAGCCGTGTTCCGGCGAATCCACATCTGACCGCAGAGAATGTCCTGCCCGTCTGGCGGACTCTGCCCGCCAAGAACTCGTGGCCACTCGAGCGTGCCGCGAGGCACAAACCTGTAGTTAGCGCCTTGGCGTGAGTGACGCGGTAGAGCGGTCGAATACTTGACGAGGTTCGGGCCTTCGAGCGGCGTGTTCTGCGTGAACGGATGCCGGCTCAAGTTGACGGGGATCGAGTTGCCGTCAGAGAGGCCATCCAGCGCGTACGTCACCGCCGCGTCGTAGTCGTCAACAATGCGGCTAGTTGTCGGCCCTGTTCCGAAGCTGCCGCTCGTCCGGCTGATGACTAGCCGGTTGCCCTGACCCGGCGTGCCTGTGAGGGCAAAACCGGAGTTAGGTATGAAGTCGCCGCCAGACGGGCTGGCATCGAGCACCAATATCCGCGTGCCTGGCCATGTAATGGACTGCGTGCCGCTATTCGTAAACGGCGACCCGCTCACCGTTGAATAAGTCCCGTCAATCGGGTTGAAGAATCGCGCCCGAATCGAACTCGGCGCCATTGCGGCCATGTTCACAGTCGAACTACCGCTGGAGTAGCGGCCAATCATGGCGAAGGTCGAGTCTGACGAGATCGCAGGGGTAATCTGCGTTACGCCAGTACCAAGCGAGGTCGTAACCAGTGACGTGTTTGTCCGTGGCTCTAACTTCCACCACTCGTAAGCCGTGAACAGCGCCTTGAGATTCGTCTGGTAGGTGTTACCAGCGCTGTCTAGATTCGATTGCCACGTTCCTGAGTACGGGAACAATGCGCGGCTTGAGCCAAACAGCCAGATCGGATTGTTGCCGAATAGCTGTCCTGCGGTAGAGCCTGCAAGCATTGCCTGTGCTGTCTGCGTTGCAGTTCCAGCACTGGTGATGTCGTATTCCTGCTCGTACTCGCCTTCGAAGAAGATCGTTGGGCGTGTAGGAGAATGTCCGTAAGCCGCCGCAACACCCGCACAAACCGTCGTGTTGGCCGTGTAGGCGTTGTCTACCGAGAAGCCAGTCGTCGCGCTCAGGTACGTGAACGGACTCGCCTCGCGATCCGTGTGGCCCGTCATCAAGTCCGTTGTGCGAACCGATCTGATACCCGCCCATATCTGCGCGTGCTTGTCTCGTAAGGTCGTTGAGGGATTTACGTCACCCAACAGACACCACAGGATATTTCCCTGCGTGTACCGATTAGCTAGCCAAGCGCCGTAGGACTGTAAGTTGGCATTGGACTGCGCAAGGATCTCGGCCTGGTAACCATCTCCAGCTCCCGACCCGTTGTAGGCGGGATTGAAGATGACCAGCATTCCCTTGGACTTCGCCGTATTGATCGCGTGGTCAACGCGGGTCCAATACGCCTCGACCATCCCAACACCGAAGTTGGACATGTTCGAGAAAGGAGCTACCCCGTCTACGTTGTTGTAGTGCGGGGTCTGCGAGGTGTACGTGTGGACGGGAGCTTGAATCAGGACCGTGTTGAAGCCCTTAGCCTGTCTATCGGTGAGGTACTGGCTGATCTCGGTATTCGAGAGCTGTGCAACCAATGACCAAGGCGTGTCGCCCCACACCAGGAACGGAACCCCAAGCGCGGTTTGCAGGTATCGCCCATTGGACGAAACAGCAAGGGGAAACACTCCCGGCACTCCCGTGGGAGTTGCACTTACGATCGCTGAGTAGTTACCGACATTCCCAGATGGGTCAGTCGCTCTACAGCGGTAGTAATAGGTCGTCTCAGCCGTTAACCCTGTATCCGAATAGGGGAACGTAGCCGCCGCCGAAATGACTGCATACGTGCCTCCAACAGCCGTTGCGCGTTCAAGCGAGTACGAAGCAACTCCACCAGTATCCGTGGATGCTGTCGTCATGGAGATCGTCAACGCAGTTGCACTCACAACCGCAGGCGATCCCAACACCGGCGCAGTAGGTGGCCGGATGTCGGACTTCAACGTGATCAGCATTACGCAACAACGATGCTGTTGATCACCGGAGCCGAGGGCACAAGCGGCGTCTTGATCAGGCAATCACCGATAGCTGGGATTCCACGAACACCAGCGGTAGAAATCTCGAGCACGCGGATTTTGTACGCGCCGTCAGCCAAGTCCTTCTGGAGCGTCTGCGTGGTGTTGGGAGCAACATTGCCCAGCAAACTCCACGTCGCGCCATTGTCCGCACTGATGCTCACCTCGCTTGAGGCGATCTGCGATACAGGCAAAGTCGTGCCGTCTGTCCACTTCGTTGGAAGTGTCCAGGTAACAGTCATGGACTGCATTTAGGTAACCTTTAGGTGGGTTGGTGCGGCAGGACGCTTGCGCCTGAACAGCCAGTCAAAGAATCGGCGCATAAAAAAGCCCCGACGAGCGGGGCTAGTTAGGGTTCTGACAGCTTAGTCAGCCTGCGCCGGAGTGTATGATTCTGCTTGCACCCTGTAAGGCCGAGTAAACGTGACGTTCCGCTAAATTCTTTCTGCGGTAGTAAGAGTCGATGGACAGACTCAGCCTTGCTGCATGATCTCGCGGCCCGCCGTCCTTCGTGTAGTGCTCAACCAAGATCAGCTTGTGTTGTGGTGGTGATCTGGAAATGGTGATTTCGATCTCTTCCAAGTCTGGCGGCAATTCAGGCTCCCTGAACACGCCACCGCGACCCATGAGCGCCTTTTGGGTGCTGGACATGGTTGGATAGCCAATACCCTTGGCGCGGCATAGGCGGCCCCATTGGTACAGCTTCAGGCGTATCCAGTGGCGTTCGATCACGGCGCGGGCCTCTCGCTATAGTCAGAGCAATCATTTGCCCTTTCCATCGCCTCTTCGATGTCGGACTGGTAAATCTCCGTGAGGTCCAGATCGGCCCAGCGACCCATTCCGCACGCCATTGATGCTGGAATATCGCTGTCGGCCGTCATGGTCGAATAGACCTGACCACGCTCGCCTTTGGTAAAAGACCAGTGAGCACACCCGATGCAAAACCGCCTAGCCATCACGCCACCTCGTTCTGTAGTTCCCTGATTTTACGACGCACATGTCCAGGATCTTTCCCCTGCCCTCGCAAGATCGCGTCCTTCAATGCCTCGTGGCTGCAACCAAACTCCTTGCACCAGTCGGACATCGTTCCCATCGCTTGCAATGCCTCGTATCGGGCGGCTAAAACCGCGCATTCTTCGTTGGTGAACAGTCTCCGGCGACTCATTCGACTATCCAGTGATTCACGGGCAAATCTTGATTGCTGAATGGACACATGGCTTTAGCTCCAGGGTCTGCCCTTTCTTCAAGAGAGTCGGGGTTGTAAATCTGGCAAAACCCAGCAGCTCTGATCCGTGGAATAGTCCAAGCGCGTGTACAACGCCAAGCCCCTGCTCGGTTACGATCTTCGACGACTCTCCCCGTTTTACCGGCACGCGTGCGTAATCGGTCCTTGCAATCTCTTGGCCGTGCTCGTCCAGTAGCCCGTATTCGAGTTCGCTCATTCGTAGTAACCAATTGCAGCAAGGGCTTCCTGCGACGTGGTAACGATCTTGTAGTCATCCCCAAATATCTCAGCGAGTTCCTTCTGGATTGGCTGGCGATGCTTGTTGCCGGGGGTTTTGATCTCCAAGAGATAGCCCTGACCTTTGGGACAGCGGACGAACAGGTCCACGTCATTGGCGATCAGCACCTTGCAGCCCACAGCACGGAGGGTGGCGACGATTCCAGGCTCACTTAGATCGCGCTTGCGGGCGTAGCGGGTCATGGCTTTTTGCACAGAAGGAACGACAGCCCAATGCAAATACCAGATAGGTAGGCTGTGAAAGATTGTGGCCCGATCATTGAGAAACCAATGGCCATAAGGATCAAGCCAGCATGGCGAAGCGATCTTTGTGTTTCGCTCATGGCAGCGGCCCTATTTCGCCAACTGCCTGCATGGCAACAAATTTGGCTGCGTTAGATGCTCGCTCTTCTTTTCCAATCTCGCTCAAAGCCTCCACCGCCACCTTCAGCCGCGCGATAGCTGCCTCTGCGCGGGCGCGTTCGTAGTCGACTTCGAGAAACCCGTCTTCGAAGCGCTCGTGATTTCCGAACGCCCCTCGAATTGAGCGAGTAAACGTGAAGTTGTTTCGATCTGGAAATGCGGGTAGTTCGCTCATAAATCGTCTAGCTCCTCGCGAATCTCTTCCAGATCGTCCCCAAGCTGGTCGAGCTTCTGTGCCGTGTATGGCTTGCGCTGATCCGTGATCGCCCCGCCTAGAGTCGCTACGTCCTTCACAACAGCAATTGGCGATGTGGCTACGTCCACGGCTGTTTTAAGCAGCTTGCCGAAAATACTCACGCCTCTACCCTCCCTAACTGCTTGAGCAGATCCTTGGTGAAGCAAATCACGGCACTCTCCAATGGGTTAGAGATGGGGATCACTTGCTTTTGCCTTTCCACTCTTCGTCTTTTTCAAGCGTTGCCTTGAATAGCAGATTGCCTTGGACGTGGAACGCAATGACGCCTTCGGGCTTCATGAATCCGGGGGCGGCGAACGATCCCTTTTCGCGCAGCAGCCCAAGCGCAACCTCGACAGGTAAGAAGCCTTGTTTGGGAGTGCCTGCAATAATCACTGGCACGACATGGCAGCACGCGGGGCGCTGTCCGGCTTCGTTGGACCAGCGACTCACGTTGAACAGACTGAATCGTTTCTCAGTGAGCCCGTAGTTGCGCTGAATGCCTTGGCCCCACCACTCGCCGTAGTGGTAGCCGGGGCCTAGCTTCCGCAATTCGTCAGCATTCGTTTCGACCCACTTGGCAAAGCCGTAGTTGTCGTCCTGCGGCGTAATCAACCGCGATCGGGACTGAGCGGCAATGGAGCCGTCTTCACCGATGACCACGCACGCATTGGTCCCGTCAATCTTCTCGGTAACGATCACCTCCCGGAACAGGCGCGGGATCTTCTGGAATTCGCGAAACTGTGTCATACCCGCCTCTCTATGTGCTTGAGCGCTAAACGATTCTGCGCAAGCGTTTGCGTGAACTTGCGAATAGCTAGCCGTACCCGATAGGAAGCCTTGTGGGCTCGTTCGTATTCGCGAACAGCTTCGGGGTGGGCGGCTTTCCAGGCTTTGGTGCGAGCCACTTCCACGGCTGCATTTGCGGCGTACCAAGCGCGTCGTTTTGCGTTTCTGACGCGTCGATTGCGAACGTGGTACTCACGGATGTGGTCTGCGTTTCGCCGTCTCCATGCACGCTGCTTGCGTAGCTTTCGTTCGCGCTGTTCTGCGGTCAGCGGCTTACGGGTCGCTTTGTACTCTGGATGCGCCAATCGCCAACGGCGTGAGCGTTCTGCTGCGCTCATAGGACGACGTTTTCCGTGTCGATCCAGTAGCGCGAGAACTTCTTCCCGTTGCGCTTCACGATCTCCGACAAAATCGGCCAGCCCTGTTTGCGCAGGGTATGCACGCGAGCTGCAAGCCGGTCGATGCCAAAGCGGTCGCTGGCCTGTCTCTGCGTCAAGGGCTTGCCTTGGGCGAGGTAGCGCTGAACCCGTAAACATTGCGATGCGTTCATGATCGCTCCGAAAGTAGTTGGGTGAGTGATAGCGGGCCGGATCGGCGCTTAGGTCCCGTGATCATCGGAACCGCTTCACGCACGTCTTCGGCGTCGTTAATCGCTTCGTAGTGTTCTGCGAAACGTCGTTCGAGGAATTGCATTTGATCGGTGTGCGTAAAACCAATAGCTCGCATCCCGCCTAACGCACGAACAGCGCTTTGGACGCGAGGATCGTCAGGACACTCACCGTCAGACCTAACTGCATCGCGAACCAGCCCCCAAGCCTCTCCTGCGGTCATACGCGAGGCTTTGCGTAGCTGCTCGAAGTGGAACGGGTTAGGCATGAACTCGTGCGTGTCACGCAATCGAGCACAGGCAGCCTGGAACTCGAGCAGCGTCCAGCGTTCGTGCATGGCGTTCCACCAAGCGGCGTAGGCTTCGGGCGATAGTTTGGCGTTGGGCTTCAGTGCGGCCAGCTCAGTGAGAGCGGCGCAGAACATGGGCTTGTCTTCTGGCGTCACGATCCAGTCCCTTGCCGGAGAAACACGGCGGCTGAGGAAATGTTGCTGTCGGTTTGTGATTGCGCCTTGGCGGGAATCGGCCACGGCTGTGACCAAGGCTTGTCTGCGTCGGTGAAGAACTTCACCGGATTGAGCACCATGCGATTCGTCGCCGCGCAATGCTTGGCGTATCGGAGAACCCCCTCGCGCAACGCGAGCCAGGTAGCTTCGTCGTTCTCGACCAGCCGCCTAGCAGCCCGTTCGGCGCCGATCAGATCACTTCGCCCCGCACCCGGTGGATAGAGCGCGATCAGGCCCTCCCACTCGAGGTGGTGGATGTGGTCTTCGTCGTAGTTAGTTCCACGTGGAACCGTCGCGCGCGCGTCTATATGCTCTGATCTGATCTGATCTGATCTGATCTTCTCTGAGGTGCAAGTTGCTAGCTGCGTGCTAGCAGAATGCTCCAGTGGTTCATTAGGCTGCGCATCTTGCTGAATCTCAAGGAAATCGGTGCTAACTAGATGATTGACCGCCTCGAGGAACTCCTCCTCCGTGCAATCGAGGTGCATGACCTTTCGGAGCAGGTCGAACCGCATGGGTATTTTGTTGCTGTAGCGAGGCGCTAGCATGATGCTTGCAACCTGCACCACCCTGCTCAGGTCTGTGCCAAGCACCCACGACTCACTAGTTAGTAGGTCGCGATACAGCTTCACCCATGGCGGGTCGCGATCCTTGTAGTGCTGGAAGCGTTCCCAGTTGGCGAGTGAAAGCAGCGTCATCGTTGTGCTAGCAAAGTGATATCACCTTTGATAAGATCGGCGCTCGTCGTCACACCTCTGTAGGCCACTGACGCAGCCCTCACGCCAGATTCGCGATCTCGCGTGGGGGTGTTCCTACCGCTCTCGAGCGAAACCAAATCCCCGAAAAAACGCCGCGCGGCTTTTACCCCGCGCGACAAAAGAGCTGCCATGTAGGCGCTCTGATCCACGAGCGTTTCGTGGATTGGGGGGAAGGTAGGACGGACTACGAGGTCTGTAGTCAGGGGCTGAACAAAGTACAAAATGGGGGCTTTTTTTGAGGTCATACGCCCGCCGATGGATCTTTGAATGTGATTCGATCTAGCTTCTCGATCTTCTTGCGAGCAGATTTGATTGCGCGATCGACCTTCTCGTAAGCGTCCCGCTCGGCGGATTCCCAATCGCGATGCCAGTCCATGCCGTGGAAGTAAGTGGTTAGCTCACCGGGCTTTCGGACCACAACCATGTTGGGGCTGTCTTTGTCCCATTCCGCCTCAGCCACATAAATTCCGGTGGTCAGCGCGTACTTCGTGATGAAGACCTTCACCGCACCACCCGCAATGAAGCCCGCTCATCCGCCTTCTCAATCCTGCTAGCGAGCTTGGCGAGCATTCCCGTGGCTTCGATGAACTGTCGGCGAAGTTCGTCGCCTTCGTCCTTCGGGTCGATCCAGTTAGCTTGGAACCCCAGTTGTTGAGCTTCGTAGTCAACTGTGGCGGTTGAACCATTCTCGCGAGCAAGGCGCTTGATCTGCAAAACTTCGTCGGGGCACAACTTATGCGGTTGATCGACGTTCACCGCGTTGCGCAGCTTGGTCGCGGCGGTAGTGCTGGACTCGCTAGGCCACAGCTTCCCAGCAACAACTTTGAATCCGCCAATAGCCATAATGTCGGCCGAGATGGCGTCGTAGATCGTGTCGTGGAAAAGAGCGGTCTGATTCACGCTTGTGCGTCCGTTGGTGAAACGCACATGTCCGCACAATGCGGATCGCGGATAGTAGTTCCCATGAGAAACCGACTAACAAACCTTGCGATGCTTGAGTTGAATTCCATGCGAGAAAACAAGACAATTCCCCCTACAAGGTTGTTAGGCGACGGCGGGGTCTTTCTTGACGTCGGTTCTGCCAGCCTTGCTGTACAGGCTCATATCCACGCGCAAAGCGCCGTGGGTAAGCTCTTGGAGCTCGAGCGCTGCTTTGAGTGGAACGGTTTCGTCCCACTGGTAGATCGCCGACTTATGGCGATTACCAAGGGCCTTTACGATGGCTGGTTTGCTACCGAAGTAGGCTTCGACGTCTTTTGTCAACATGCCGAAGATAGTACAGCATGTTAAACCTTCCCGTCCAGCATGCTGTGCGACCGAATCTTTATGCTCAATCGGGCATGGAAACCATGGGCGACAGAATAAGAACCCTTAGGGAAGCCAGAAAGCTCACCCAAGAAGGCTTGGCTAAGGCCGTTGGCGTAACCAAAAGCGCCGTTTCGCAATGGGAAGGCGGCTCAACCAAGAACATAAAGCTAGAAACGTTCCTCGGCCTCTTGGGGGTCTTGAGGACGGACTATGAGTACCTGGTCTACGGCGCCGAGCGCGCGCCGTCAGCGACCTCACAGGGCCGCGCACGTAAAGCCTAGATCGGCGAGGGAATCGTCCCCAATAGACGTTCCCTGTCGTGAAGGTCTTCTTATTCTTGCTCATCCTTAGCCCCCTCAAGGGCCGAATTCCCTAGTTCGGCCCGCGCTGCACAAACCCCGCTCAAAGTCTATCGGACTGTCACTAGACCGTAACTAAGCATATATTCTGTACAGCATGCTGGACATGCAGTACAGATTGCTGTACCTTCTCTCCCAACACGGGGCCTCTAGGCCACCAGCTAAACGGAGAGGAGCGCGAAGATGAGCAACATCGAATATCAGAACGAAGGTGAGTCGGCCGCGATCGAGAACCACTTCGCGAAGCTCGAGCAAGCAGTCGCAAAGCTTGCCGCCGCTCGCGCATCTCTCGGCCCTGATCTGGGCGGCTACTCCATCACCGATCTACTCGCCGACAATTTCCCGTGGTCGCTTGAGCAGTGCAAGCACTCCCGGATTGGATATGGCGCGAGTAGCCGATATTCAGGCGGAGATCGCTTCAAATGGAGCCAAGCCTATCTCGCGCATGGAACAGCTTCGACGTGCGCACGCCCGCGCTCAGCCGAATGCCGCTGAGAATCCCGCTTGGTTCCATACACACAACGATGTGACGTATCTGCTCGGCCAGTGCGACGCGCTGGTTGCGGCTCTGGAGGCTGCGAAACAGGTAATCGAGTTCGCGCCAATGCCACACACGTCTCCTGCAACTTTGCAGGAAATAGACGCCGCCCTCGCATCGGTCCGCCCATGACCCCCTCTACCACCAAGCAGATGGGGCCGAAAGAGCGCGAGAGTTTTCCGGCTACGTCAGAGCAGGAGCGTTGCTGCTTTCGTTTTGATGACGGATCGCGCTGTGTAGCGGATCGAGACACACACAGCTTTTGCATAGCTCACGCGAAGGAGATTCGCGCCGCCATCGCCGAGGCAAAGTCATGAGCCTTGTCTACCGCTACTTCTGCGATTCGTGTGGCCGCGACTACAAGGAAGCGCTTGAGGCGTGTGAATTCTGCGGCTCTCACGACATCACCCATGCCGTTGCGTATGGGCAAGTCGAATTCAACGACGCCGAAGACAACGCGCGCCTGGAAGAGATACGGGCTGAGAACGCAGAGCGATACGCCGTCATGGACACGCTTATCGAAGTTGCGATGGGGAATTACGACGTGCCCGCGTACAGCGAAGGCTTTCTCAAGGTGAGGCAGGCGTCTTAGCCCTCGCTCAATCAAAACATCCCTAACTAGAGGATTTTAGCATGAAGAAGCAACTCAAAGACGCGTGGATTACGGCGCTGAGGAGTGGGGAGTACAAGCAGGGTACGGGAACGCTCCAACGCGAAGACCGCTATTGCTGTTTGGGTGTGCTTTGTTTGGTGGCTGAGAAGGCCGGCTTCGCAAAAGCGGTTCGCGGCTTTGGCGAAAACCCTGACAGATTGCGCGGCAACTATCTTGGTGCGCAGCCGGTCGGTCACGAACTCAACGAAGACATCGGCGATGTGCT